TTGAGTATTCTTGGTGACAGATCTGAAGCAGCATATGCTGAGTTCAATAAAACTTCAGAATTAGAATCTAAACTCCGAAAGAACTAACATGCTCTCCACCCAATACAGACTCAGACTTGAGTCCATTTGTAGATGTATTGCGAACAAAGAAGAGGTTCCCTTAGAGGATATGATCTGGGCAGAAAAACTTGCCAAGGCACATACTCTTGCTAGAGATTGGTTGAACAAGGCACGTCGTCAGTCCAAAGGTATTGAAGAAGGTAGCACTGACGATTTTCTGAATAGGATGGGGTTAGGAGACCCCGACCCATCCAATCACAGAACGGGGTTTGGTGGTGCTGATGAGATTGTAGATTGGTTCCAAAGAGATAAACCCGATGACTGGAGGC